AAAAAGAGAAATAAATCGTCAAAGAGCAAATAAAAGGTAATATATAAGAAAAGGTTTTGTTGATTTGTGGCACAGGCTAATGTAAAACTAACAGTTGATGCTTCGCAGGCCACAAGAGCATTAAAAGGTGTACAGGCGCAATCGACAGGTTTACAGAAATCTTTTGGCGTTTTAAGAAATGCTATTGCGGGTGTTGCTGTTGGAGCTTTGGCGAAACAGGCTGTTGGTGCCGCATCAAACTTTCAGGCTTTACAGTTAAGAATGAAAGTTTTGACGTCTGAATTTGGAGAATTTGCTGCGGCGCAAGAGTTAGTTAGAAAAGCACAAGATCAATTTAATTTATCTATAGTTGAAGCAACGCAAGGAATTACAGATATTTTTGCAAGATTAAGGCCGCTTGGTGTTTCTTTGAAAGATATAGAAAAAACATTTTTTGGATTTAACAGTATTGCAAAATTAGCGGGATTAACAGCGCAAGAATCAAGTGCGGCGTTCACACAGCTTGCGCAAGGTTTAGGTTCTGGGCGTNTACAAGGGGATGAATTTAGAAGTATCGCAGAACAGGTTCCGCAACTATTAAAAGCCATATCAGACGAAACTGGTATTGCTTCAGGTAAGTTAAAAGATTTTGCATCAAAAGGGTTGTTAACGTCAGATATTATTTTGAGAGCTTTAGCTAAATCAGCAGATGAAGCGGGCGGTAAGATAAAACAAATTATTGATGAATCCCCTGCGGAGACTTTCAAGGCATTTAGTAACGCCGCTTTAGAGTTACAACTAACTTTAGGCGATAAATTATTACCAACAATTCTAAAAGTCACAAAAGCCGCAACAGCGCTTGTTAATTCAATAACAAAATTTGTTGATTCTGAACTTGGACAAGTAACAGGAATATTTATTGGAATTGCTTTAGCTATCAAAGGAGTTTCAGTAGTTGCCCCGATTTTGATTGCACAAGTAACAGCATTGAAAGCAACTTTTGCAACTATGTCAATTGCCGCTGCGGCTGCAAATGGAACTCTTGCAACAACTACTTCAATGACTTTCTTAGCTGCGGGAGGGTTTGCAAAAGCTACAGCCGCCGCTACAGCATTTAAGATTGCTCTTGCAAAAACTGGAATTGGCCTTGTTGTTATTGGTCTTGGATTTTTAGCTGCGGCATTGTTAAAAGCAAATAATCAACAAAAAGAATTTAATAGATTACTTGAGGAGGGAAGTACAGCGGATATTAATGAACAAATAAAACTAACAACTGATAAAATAAATGATTTAAAAGATGAACTTGAAAATGTAGGAGGAGGTAGAGAAGGCAGATCATCTGAATTAAGAATAAATCGTGAACTTGATAAGGCAAACGAAAAAGTAGAAAAATTAAAATCTAGTTTAGAAGCCGCAGAGAGTAGAGAATTAACAAGAGAATTTAATACACAACTTGATATTTTAAAAAATCAAAATGCAGAACTTACGAAATCTGTTAAACGAGATCAAATTAAAGGCGAAGAAAAGAAAAAAGAATTTGATCTTGAACAGCAAATCGCAGAAATAAGAAAACAATTTGACGGAGAAGAAGAAGAAAGACTTGTTTCTTTAGCTAAACAAAACTTTGAATTAAATAAACAAAAAACAGCAATTGAACAGACTAATGAAGCTGCAAAAAGACAAGCTGAAATATTTAGAGAGATAGGGGATAATATTGCAACAGGTATTTCTGATGCTTTGGTTGATGCTATACAAGGAACAAGGAGCCTTGGAGAAGCGGCAAGAGCGATTGTTAATGATCTTGCATCGTCTTTGTTAAGGCTTGGGGTCAATACTTTATTGAAACGAAGTTTCGGCGGAATATTTTCAAACTTGCCGGGTCTTGCAAATGGTGGCCGCGCATCCGCAGGGCGTAGTTATTTAGTCGGAGAAAGAGGGCCGGAGATATTTACGCCTAAGTCAAGCGGTACAGTAATTCCTAACAATATGATCGGTGGCGGTGGCGGTGGCGACATTACTAATATTACTGTTAATGTTGATGCAAACGAATCATCAGTTGAAGGCGATACAGGCCAATCTCAAGCGCTTGGACGTCAACTTGCAACAGCAATTCAAACTGAACTTATCAAACAAAAACGGCCGGGAGGTTTATTAGCATAATGGCAACTTTTCCAAGCATTTCCCCAACATATACAGGGTTTAGTAAAAGAAGCGCCCCAAGAGTTCGGACGATAAGATTTCAGGACGGGTTTGAACATCGCATCATGTTTGGATTGGCACAACATCAAAATCCTAAAGTTTATAATTTATCTTTCAACGTCACAGAAACGCAATCTGACGAAATAGAAACCTTTCTTGACGCCCGTGCAAACGATCAAGCATCATTTGATTTCACGGCACCCGGTGAAACGTCTTCACAGAAGTTTGTCTGCGAAAGGTGGTCAAAATCTATCCCATATAACAATAGAGCCGTTATTGATGCAACATTCAGGGAGGTATATGAAGCATGAGTACAGCCCCAATAATTAGCGATTTACAAAAGGCAAATCCAAGCGCTGTTATTGAATTGTTTGTACTAACAACAAATGTCGCACAACATGGTAGCGCCCAGACTTATAGATTTCACGCGGGAACATCATTGAACGCAAATGGCGAAATCGTTTGGCAGGGTAATTCATATTTAAGATTTCCTGTTGAAGCAACAGGTTTTGCATATCAACGCGGCCAGATTCCACGCCCGACTCTCACAATTAGTAACGCTTTCGGTTTTGTTTCAGCCCTTTTGTTAAATGTAAATCAACACTTTAACGGAAATGATTTAACAGGCGCCGTTGTTCAACGCAAAAGAACACTTGCAAGATTTCTTGATGCTGTAAATTTTCCAGTAGAAACGACAACATCTTCAACAACAACAACTATTGCAGACCCCGCAGATGCCGAAACTGTCACTTATACAGTTACAGTTGCAAATGTCGGCGGCATAAATATATTTCTTTTAAATGGTACAAATAATCCTGTTATTACAATGAAGCGGGGGTCAACATATATATTTAATCAAGAGGATTCAAGCAATCAAGGCCATCCTTTACGTTTTAAATCAGACAGCGGTGGTTCTTATACAACAGGAGTTTCAGCTTCAGGTTATAGCCCCGGTTATTCAGGCGCAACAGTTACTTTTCAACCGCCTTATCCAGATGCGCCTTCAGATTTGAGATATTATTGCACGATTCACGGGAACGCAATGGGAAATACAATCACGATGAATAATCCAAATACTACAACACAAACAACGACAACAACTTCAGGTTCCCAGACTAACCCGTTGGGAACCCCAGACCCAACAGCTGAATTTCCGCTTGAACAATATGTAATTGATAGAAAATCATCAGAAAATCGTGAAGTTGTAACTTTTGAACTTGCCGCTGTTTTTGATCTTGTTGGAGTAAGAGCGCCAAAACGTCAGGCAACTAGAAATATTTTTCCTAGTATTGGAACTTTTAATCAATGATTTGGAAAGATAAAGCACTTGAACACGCAAAACAGGAAGACCCAAAAGAATCTTGCGGTCTTTTATTAAATATTCGCGGAAAAGAACAATATTTTCCTTGTCGTAATTTATCCATGACGGCGCATCAATGTTTTATAATCGACCCCGAAGATTATGTAAGGGCAGATAATACAGGAGATATCACAGCAATAGTTCATAGTCATCCAGTAACGCAGCCTGTCGCTTCAGAAGCCGACAAGATAAGCTGCGAAGAAAGCAATCTTCCGTGGCATATAGTCAATCCAAAAACCGAAACGTGGGGTTATTGTGAGCCTTGTGGATATAAACCAGATTTGATCGGACAGCCTTGGGTTTGGGGTGTTTCTGATTGTTGGTCACTTGTTCGCAGATATTACAAAGAAAAATTAAATATAGAACTAAGAGATTGGGAAAGACCAACAACCCCTGAAGAATTTATTAACGACCCGATGTTTGAAAGATGCGCAGAAGCTACAGGTTTTAGAGAATTAAAAAATGACGAAAATTTAAAAAATGGTGATTTATTATTTATGTCGATTTTGGCAAATGGTTTGAATCATGTGGCGATTTTTTTGGATGGGGATGTTTTACATCATTTAACAGATAGACTATCTTGTAAGGAACCATACAACCAATGGCTTCAAAAATGCACAGGTAAAAGGTTGCGTTATGTTGCGTAAAATTAAATTATATTCAAAACTTGCCGATTTTATCGGACATAAAGAATTTGATGCCGTCTGTAAAAATCCCGCTGAAGCAATAAGGTTTTTGATTTGTAACTTTCCAGAAGTAGAAAGTCACATGGCAAAACAAAATTATAAAGTTTTAGTCGGCGATTATGAAATTGACGAAAAGGAATTGCATTATCCAAGCGGTCACGAAGATATTCATATCGTGCCAATTGTTTCAGGTGCGGGCGGTAACTTTGGAAAAATTTTAGGCGGTGCGGCGTTGATCGGTTTGTCTTTTGTTTCTTTTGGTGGCTCAGCTTTATTTGCAGGCGGAAGCGGTGCGGGTTTGCTTGGTGGTGGTGGTCTAATTGGTACAACTGGTTTATATGCAGCGGGGGCTTATGGTTCGGCGGCTCTCGGCTTAATGGGTGCGGGTTTGATGTTATCAGGTGTTTCTGGCATGATGACACCGCAACCAAAATCGCAAGATTTTTCTAGCCCTGAAGACCCGCGTTTGTCTTTTAATTTTTCAGGAACGCAAAATACAAGTAGAGCCGGAACGCCGATTAATATTGTTTTTGGCGAAGTTTTTGTCGGAAGTATAGTCGTCAGCGCGGGCGTTGACACAGAACAAGTAAGAGCATGACCAATAAGAAAGTAATTAGAGGAGCAGGCGGCAATCCATC